TGTTTATGAATGAGGATACTGACGCGTATAACCTCATTCTGTTGAACAGTATAAAGAAACGTATGGAGTTCCCTGAACTGAAAGAAATGGCGATGGACGAGTACGCTGGGTGGGAGCCAGACGCGTTCATTGTGGAGAAGAAGAGTGCGGGTACAGCCCTCTATCAGGAAATGAGGCGCATGGGATTACCGATACAGGAGTATACCCCTCACAGGGGATCTGGTGATAAACTAGCGCGGTTGAACTCAGTGGCCGACATTGTAGCGTCTGGTATATGCTGGGTTCCTGAAACGAGGTGGGCTGAAGAGGTAGTTGAAGAGATTGCAGGATTTCCCTTTATGAGCCATGATGACTTGGTTGACTCCACGGTTATGGCATTAATGAGATTCAGGCAGGGTGGCTTCATTCGTCTGCCAAGTGATGAACCGGAAGAAACACGTTACTTTAAACAACGTAAAGGTGGGTATTACTAATGGCGATTGAAAAGGGACTATACGCAGCACCTGATGGGTTAGAGGGTGAACTACTTACTGGGGAAAGTAAAGAGTTAGAAATCGAAATCGTTAATCCTGAGATGGTGACGTTGGATGACGGTAGTGTTGAGATTACATTAGTCCCCGGCACAGAGATGCAAGGGGAAGTACCGTTTGAAGCGAATCTTGCAGAAGTGCTGGATGAGGGTGATTTGAATGAGTTGTCTCAGGAGATTCTTGGTTCAGTAGATGCGGATATAGATAGTCGCAAAGATTGGGCAGATACATTTGTTAAAGGATTAGATGTACTTGGGTTCAAGTACGAAGAAAGAACAGAGCCGTGGGAAGGGGCTTGTGGAGTTTACTCTACGGTCTTAGCAGAAGCAGCCATACGTTTCCAAGCGGAGACTATGAGTGAAACATTCCCGGCGGCAGGGCCAGTACGAACTAAAATTCTTGGGGAAGAAACGAAGGACAAGGAAGATGCTTCGTTAAGAGTCAAGGCAGATATGAACTATGAGCTTACTGAGCGCATGGTGGAGTATCGTCCTGAACACGAGCGTCTACTGTATAGCCTTGGTTTAGCAGGATCAGCATTTAAGAAAGTGTATTTTGATCCGAACTTGGGTAGACAGGTGGCTGTCTACATACCTGCTGAAGATGTGATAATTCCTTATGGAGCGTCAAACATCGAGACAGCAGAACGTGTTACTCATGTTATGCGTAAGACCAAGAATGATCTTAAGAAGTTACAGGTCAGTGGGTTCTATCGTGATTTTGATTTAGGTGAACCACAGCCGTTTCATACTGATATAGAGAAAGCCAAGGCAGAAGAAGGCGGGTTCTCTCTAACTGATGACAATCGGTTTGCTATTTACGAAATACACGCTGATTTAATTATTGAAGGTTTGGATGACTCTGAGGATGAGATTGCTAAACCTTACGTAGTTACTATAGAGAAAGGTTCAGGTGAGATATTAGGTATACGTAGAAACTGGAACCCTGAAGATCCTCTTACTCTGAAACGCCAACACTTCGTACATTATGTTTATGTCCCCGGCTTTGGATTCTACGGGTTAGGGTTGATACATATAATAGGGGGGTACGCGAAAGCGGGTACGTCTCTTATACGGCAGTTGGTGGACGCAGGGACACTATCTAATCTTCCGGGTGGTTTGAAAGCCCGTGGCCTACGGATCAAAGGGGATGATACCCCGATAGAGCCGGGAGAGTTTAAAGACGTAGATGTGCCGTCAGGAAGTATCCGTGACAACATCATGCCTCTTCCCTATAAAGAACCTAGTCAGACTTTGCTATCTCTCCTTAACCAGATCACTACAGAAGGTAGGCGGTTAGGGGCGATTAGTGACATGAATATCTCTGATATGTCGGCTAATGCACCTGTAGGTACAACTCTAGCTCTGTTAGAACGCACCCTCAAGCCTATGGCAGCGGTACAGGCACGAGTCCATTATGCGATGAAGCAGGAGTTCAAACTACTCAAAGCTATTATGGAGGAGTACGCACCCGCAGAGTATGGGTATGAACCTGTACGGGGAAGTGTATCAGCTAGGCAAGCCGATTATGCGTTGGTAGATGTCATACCTGTCAGTGATCCAAACAGTTCAACAATGGCCCAGCGGGTAGTTCAGTATCAAGCTGTGTTACAAATGTCTCAATCTGCTCCTCAGATATATGATCTACCACAGTTACATAGGCAGATGATAGAGGTGTTAGGAGTTAAGAACGCGGATAAGCTAGTGCCAACAGAGGACGATGCTACTCCTACAGATCCTGTGAGCGAGAATATGGATGCGTTGATTGGCAAACCAATGAAGGCGTTCATCTACCAAGACCACGATGCCCACATAGCTACACACCAATCGTTTATGCAAGATCCTATGATTGCTCAGACTATTGGGCAGAACCCACAAGCGCAGCAGATTATGGCCTCACTACAAGCGCATATGGCAGAACACCTTGGGTTTAGATATCGCAAGCAGATAGAAGAGAAGTTAGGCGCACCGCTACCACCGCCTAATGAAGAGATGCCGGAAGAGATGGAGGTTAATCTTGCAAGGCTTGTGGCGGATGCTGGTAGACAGCTTACACAAGCGCATCAGCAGGAAGCAGCCGCAAAACAAGCACAGCAGCAAGCTCAAGATCCTTTGGTACAGATGCAACAGGCTGAATTGCAACTTAAAGGTCAGGAAGCGCAACGTAAAGCGCAGAAAGATCAGGCAGATATACAGCTTAAAGCCGCAGAACTGGAAAGAAAGACCAAGAAGGATCAAGCAGATGCTGCGGTAGATATGGAACAACTTAAGTTAGACAGGGAAGAATTAGTTATCGATGCGAAGAAATCAGGCGTAAAAATGGCGGCTGATAGACGTAGGGATAATGCTAAGTCGGATCTGGATATACTTAAAGCAATGAAAGAAGGTAAAGAATAACTATGGCTAAAACCGTCTTTGACGTGCTTAAAGAAAAAATCGAGGAAGATAAATCCTCTGCATTAGAATTTCTTGGTGGTGGAGGAGCTAAAGACTTTTCCCAGTATCAAGAGGTAACAGGTTTAATTCGGGGTCTACAAACCTGTTTAGGATACATAGATGACCTCTCGCGCAATTATTTGGAAGATGACGATGGCTAAAGCAGTAAAATCTATAGAAGCTAGAGAGCAAGAACTCGATGCACAACTACCCAAGCCTGTGGGTTACAGGGTGTTGATAGCACTCCCTTTTGTCGAAGAAACTTTTGATGGCTCAGACCTGATAAAAGCAAATACCACCAAGCACCATGAATACATTATGTCCATAATAGGGATTGTGTTAGATATGGGCGATCAGTGTTACGCTGATACAGAAAGATTCCCTATGGGGCCGTGGTGTAAACAAGGTGATTATGTTATGTTTCGTGCCAATTCAGGTACACGGTTTACCGTGGATGGGCGAGAGTATCGTTTAATGAACGATGATTCCATTGAAGCAGTAGTGGAAGATCCTCGTGGTATTCAAAAGGTATAGGGAGTAAAACATGGCATTTCAAAAAGTAGAATATTCGTTCCCAGACGAACAGGAAGAGGGAGTGAGTACAGACATAGAGATAGAAGATTCTAGTGCTGTTGAAGTAGATATTTCTGGTAAAGCCCCTGAACCTGAAGCAAAGGTCGAAGAAGAAGTAGCGGTTGAGGAAGATCTGGATATAGAGGTGGTAGACGACACCCCTAAAGCAGATAGGAATCGTAAACCTTCCGAACCACCTGAAGAAGTTACGCAAGAAGAATTAGATCAGTATTCTGAAAAAGTCCGTAAACGAATTCAGCATTTTAACAAAGGCTACCATGATGAACGCCGCGCTAAAGAATCAGCTCAACGAGAGCGAGAAGAATTAGAGCGATATGCCCAACGACTTGTTGACGAAAACAAAGAGTTAAAGGGTAGCGTAACTAAAAACCAAGAAGCGTTGTTGGAACAGGCTAAAAAGAATACGACGGTAGAAGTAGAGCAAGCAAAGAAAGAATATGCCAATGCACACGAAGCTGGCGATACAAATGCTCTTGTTGAAGCTCAAGAAAGGTTAACTGCTGCTAAACTACGAGCAGATAAACTAGATAATTTTGAAATACCTTCTTTACAGGAAGAAGAAACTGCTGTACAACAAGACGAATACGACACCCCTACGCAGAATGTCGAGCGTGATGTAAGGGCCGAGGAGTGGGCTAAATCTAATCCTTGGTTTGATACAGACGATGAGATGCGTGGATACGCGTACGGGTTGCATACTAAACTCTTAAAACAAGGAGTTGATCCACGAAGTGACGAATACTATGAGACTATTGATTCTCGTATGCGAACGACATTTCCTGATTATTTTCAGGAGGAACCGGAAGTTGAGAAACCGAAGCGACAATCTAACGTGGTTGCACCCGCTACGCGGAGCACAGCACCTAAAAAGGTGAAATTAACGCAAACACAAGTGGCTCTTGCCAATAGGCTTGGAGTCCCGTTAGAAGAATACGCCAAACAGGCTGCACTTGAAGCAAGGAGACAACAAGATGGCTGAGAATAGACTAAATCGTGAACACACCACTCGTGAAAAGAGTGTCCGAAAGCGAGCTTGGCAGCGTCCAGAAACGCTACCGTCACCTACACCGCAGGACGGATATGAATTTCATTGGGTACGGGTTAGCACTCATGGGTTAGTTGATGCCACTAACGTGTCTTCTAAATTACGTGAAGGTTGGGAACCCTGTTTAGCAAAGGATCACCCAGAAATTACACTAGTAACTGTAGAGCAAGAACGCTTTGCAGAGAATGTTGTAATTGGTGGATTGATGCTTTGTAAGGCTCCAATAGAATTGGTTGAGGAACGTACTGAACATTATGAAACTCAGACGCAATCTCAAATGGCCTCAGTGGACAACAACCTGATGCGAGAGAGTGATCCTCGTATGCCGATATTTAATGATCGACAGTCGAAGGTTACTTTCGGACAAGGCAATTAATTAATTTTTGTTAAGAGGTTAACATGGCATATCCTACTGTTGATGCCCCTTACGGGCTAAAGCCGGTTAATTTAATCGGTGGGCAGGTGTTTGCTGGGTCTACTCGTCAGATGAAAATCGCTTCCAACTACGGTACTAACATTTTTTATGGAGATGTTGTTAAGTATGCAAGTGATGGTACTCTGGAATTAGACAATGGCACGACCACTGCTACTCCTATTGGAGTCTTTCTTGGGTGTACGTTTACTGACCCCTCTACTAGTCAACTAACATTTAGGCAATATTATCCTGCAAGCACTGTTGCAAGTGATATTATGGCCTATGTATGTGACGATCCTGATGCACTATTTAAGGTTGCAGCAGTTTCAGGCACTACGACTGTAGCTGGTTATGGACGTACTGTTGTAAACAATAATATGTCGTTGGTTCAGAACTCTGGATCAACTGTCACTGGTAACTCCAAAGTCGCTGTTCTTGGTAGCTCGGCTGCAACTACTGCTACACTTCCCATCAGGGTTGTTGATGTAGTTACAGATACTGCTACCGCGTCAGATACTTTTGTTGAATTTATTGTTAAGTTCAACTTTGGCGATCACCAGTATTATAACGCTACTGGCGTATAGGAGTAATTTAATATGGCAATTTCACGCGCCCAACTGTTAAAGGAACTCCTACCCGGACTAAACGCTTTGTTTGGTATGGAGTACGCTAAATATGGGGAAGAACATAAAGAAATCTTCGAGTCGGAGACTTCTGATCGTTCTTTTGAAGAAGAAACTAAACTGTCCGGTTTCTCTGCTGCACCTGTTAAAAACGAAGGCTCTGCCATCGAATATGACAATGCACAGGAAGCATGGACTGCTAGGTATAATCACGAAACAATAGCAATGGGTTTCAGTGTAACTGAGGAGGCTATCGAAGATAACCTTTATGACTCGCTATCGTCTCGCTATACCAAAGCACTGGCTCGCGCTATGGCGTACACCAAGCAGGTTAAAGCAGCTTCAATTTTGAACAACGCTTTTGCTGCCGGTACTACCTATGGTGATGGTCAGACTTTGTGTTCTACTGCTCACCCGCTAGTATCTGGAGGCACAAACTCTAATCGTCCTGCTACAGCATCTGACCTTAACGAGACTTCATTAGAAGCCGCAGTTATTCAGATAGCCGGTTGGACTGATGAGAGAAGTCTTCTTATCGCGGCACGGCCTACTAAGCTCATTATCCCACCCGCACTGCAATTCGTTGCAACTCGGTTGTTGGAAACTGAAGGTAGGGTTGGTACGGCAGATAATGATCTTAACGCAATACGTAATAATGGTTCGATCCCAGAGGGATACGCAATTAACCATTATCTTACCGATACTGATGCGTGGTTCCTTATGACTGACGTACCTAATGGTCTGAAGCACTTTACTCGTACACCAATGTCTACATCTATGGATGCTGACTTTGATACAGGTAACAGCCGCTACAAGGCCCGCGAACGGTACTCTTTCGGGGTATCTGATCCACTTGGAATTTTTGGATCACCCGGAGCGTAACACACGCAAACCGAAGAGAGAGAGGGGGTACTTGTTACCCCCTTTTTTTTGTTATACCATCAAGCTTGCCCTGACAGTTACATCCCGTAGCTGACACTAGCCAAGACAGGAGACAAACATGGCTAAAACTACTTTCTCAGGCCCAGTTCGCTCGGAGAACGGGTTCCAACAGATTTCTAAAAATGCCGATACTGGAGCCGTTACGGTTACTAGTGGGGATAAAATGGCAGTCGAAGCTACCGGAAGTGCCGGTATTGAAGGCACGGCTGCGGTATATGTTACTCAGGTTAACCGCCTAAAGAGTGATGTTGACACCAACGTAAATATTGTTAAGACAACAATTATGATTGATCTTACAGGTTTGCGAGACGGTGGAACCGCTGGTGACATTATTGGTAAAGACGGTGACGGCGTTGCTTTTATTGGGCAGGTCACTACTGCTAACCAAGGCACTGTATTTGGTGTAACCATGACTTGTGTAGAAACTCCTGCTGGTGGTGGCACAGACATAGATTTGTACTCTGCTACTGAAGGCACAGGTGTTAATGACACAGCAATCGGTGACTTAACTGAAACTCAGATTATCAATGCAGGTGCTGCTTCCGCAGGTACTATGGTTGCTGGTGGAGACATCGCAGCAGATCAGTATTTGTATTTAGTAGGACAAGGCACAGGTCATGCTGCTTATACAGCAGGGCGTTTCCTTATTGAAATCACTGGGTACGACGTAGCATCATAAGGAGGTAAGTATGTCTTCTGACATTCAATCGACCTTTATAGAGGCCGCTACGGCAGATGCTGACGGGGTTTGTGCTTCACAGACTCCATCTGGGGCTGGTAACCTCACTATAAACGGTGCGTTAGCAGATAGCGGGGCGGTTACATTTGACCAGCCTCGACAAATTACTGTTACAGGCGGTAGCGATGAGTCTGGTAAAACATTTACTGTTACAGGTACGGATGAAACAGGCACTGCTGCTTCAGAAGTAATTACAGGCCCAAATGCTACTACTGTTACTAGTACGGGTTATTTTGCAACGATTAGCCAGATTGCTGTATCAGCAGCAACTGCTGGAGCCATAACAGTTGGCTCTGCGGCTACTATTGCTGCTCCTATCTTTAGAGGTAGGCTACGGCTTCGTGGTATGTATGTGGTCAATACAGGTTCAGCAGGGACTATTACGTTCAGGCAGACCTCGGCTACAGGCGCAATTACAATGCAATTTAATACGGTATCTTCAGCGAATACGACTCAGTATCCTGATATACCTGATGACGGTATATTGTTTGTGAGTGGCGGGTATGTCTTGTACACACAAACACACTTGTCTTCTATGACGCTGTTTTATTCGTAGAAGATGCGTAGTTACTATAGAACTGGCGGGCAGGTTAAGCGCAGGAAGGCCGCAAAAAAGGCAAAAGAGCGTAAACCAGACAATATGCCCGCTAGGAACAAAAAGAATTTTCGTTCTACTAAAAGTGGGGCGGGGATGACTAAAGCAGGTGTTGCAGCTTATCGAAGGAAGAACCCCGGAAGTAAGCTACAGACTGCTGTGACGGAAGATAAACCGAAAGGTAAACGAGCAGCACGAAGAAAGTCTTATTGTGCTCGCTCTGCGGGTCAGATGAAAAAATTCCCTAAAG